TTCCTTATTCATCTTTGGTAAAAACAAATCATTATTTACATAACCTTCTTTGTTTTCCCACTCACGTGCACCTAAGCATGCGTTGATGTATCCAGTTTCTGAGCATACTTTTGCAGCCTTTATCATAAAGTCTTCAATTGTATTAGCCTCTATTGCATCTAGCTCATTTCTTTTGCCTACAACTTCAGATAAAAACACCATAGCTTTTAGAACTTCTGTGTCTCTTTTGATTTCATTACCATTATTTAATGTAGCATCTTTATAAGGATAAGGAGAGAATCTAACTCTACCTACCTGACCAGCATAACGGTCTCCATTAGGGTTATTCATATCTTTTAAGAACCCATTGAATTCTCCAGTTACTGGTTCACCTTCTACGTGTAACATAATATTGAATGCATCTGCATCATAAGGCGTTTGATCAAAAGTAATTGAATTGATTTTTAACTTGTGATTACCTGTTCCAATTACTGGTTTGATTGTGCCTGATCCAACAGACATGTCTTTAGTACTTAACATAATTTTTCTTTTTAATTAATTTATTATTACTCTTCATATTTTTGTATGCATTCTTTTACATACTTCAGGTCATTAGGGATAAACATATCCTCAAACATACCCATTGGTGATTTACATGTGTTCTCTCCATTGTTTTGAGTTTCAAAACCATATTCAAGTACACCATCATCATTTTTATTTACTTTTCCAAATAGAACAATTGAAAATAGACCCTCCAAAGTTAAAGTATTATCTATCATTTTACCAATAGTTTTAGCTTTGATTTTTCTATTTCCATTTATATCTGTAGAATCTTCTGAATGTGTCAGAAATATAACAGTAAGGTCATCTCTTAAGTCTTTAGGCATCTTAGCCACCATTGCTAAGTTGGCTGCTATCTGTGTAAACTTATCATAACCTTTCTCATTAGCTCTATCAAAGTATTCAAAGGAGCTCATATATTGCCAGTCATCAACTACTAGAGTTTTGATGTGTGACATTTTTTCATCAACATGTTTTATAGCCTTAATAATACCAGCCGCTGATGCTGCTGATGTTATATTACCTTTAGGATTATCTTTACTTATCTGAGTATACTTACTCTTATAACCCTTGAAAGGTAGAGGTTTATTTGCTATGTTTATTATGAAAGTCTCTTTAGGATCTAATGTCCTGATTGAGGTAGACTTTCCTGTACCTGAATCTGCAATTACTAATACGCTTTGTGCCATTTATTTTACTATTTTATTTATTACTTTGGTTAATGTTATTAATGTTTGATTAATTTCTTCTAGCTTTTCTATTAAAGGGTCTACCACTACATCATCAGGATTAGGTATACTAGGATTTGCAAAATCCAATATTGCTTTCTCTTCTTTCTGTGGTCCTCTACTAGTTACATCATTAAGCACCTTGAGTTCACTGACAGGTATTATATGCCTTTGAAATCCTGAACTAGATGTAATCATTTCATATTCATCTTTCCAGTGCGGGTTATACTTATGTAAATATAGAGTTCTCTTTGGATCTTCTGAGTTATAATCTATACTTACAAACTCAGTATATATGTCATACTCTTTCTCCAATTCACTTGGGAAGAAGCTAACATGTAGATCATCCTTACCAGATGGTCTATAAGCCATCTTAGGAATATATAGTGCATTAGGTTTGCTATTACTATCAAAGTAATCCTGATGCTCTTCTCTAAGTTTTGCAACTTTTTCTTTACGTTGTGCGGGTGTTAGTCCCATATCTTTATTATTTATATTTTTAGTATTTATCATCTGCGTTCTTGTTGTCCTGGTGTAGCCATCTCTTCTATTTGCATTTGTTCAAACTTTGCTCTGAAGAAACTCATCCTTGCATCACCATTCCTTGCTTTAAGAAAATGTAGAACCAACGTTCTATCATTCTCAATTATATATCTATCAGGTCCATAGTACCTAATCTTCTGCTTAGCCGGCCTGTTGATACCTATTAGCATATCTGCATGTTGCAGCATTGCATCTGAACCAAATATATCTGATTCAAGTATATAGTTACCATACTTACCATCTATAGCTCTGTCTGGATTATCTATGTTTCTATTAAGTTGAGACAAAGCAATAAATAAACAAGGATAATCTCTCTTACACTGTGTAAAGAACTCACCTAATTCAAACAGCATGTCTAATGTGCTATTCTGATATGGTGCTCTCTTAACTAACATTGTGTGATCAAGTGTAACCATTGTATTTATACCTTTATGTAGATTCATATATGCATCTATTTGTTCACGCATTTGGTTAACAGTCATAGGTGTACTAATAATATCTACAGGATGTTTAACTCTTTCCTTGGCATATTGATGACACTGATTAAGAGTATCAGTATTTAGTGTTGAACCAGCACTACATAATTCTTTATATGTCTTACCGGTTATAGAACTAAACTCTCTAATAGCTGAGGTTCTACCCACCATCTCAAACTGAAACTCTAGCACTCTAAATTTATCATTTGGATTTAAAGCAAATGATTCTCTTATTATTTGATCTTTGATTAGTGTCTTACCTGAACCAGGTCTACCACCAATTACAGTCAATGTGTTCCATTCTATACCATCAGTAGCTGCGTCATTAAACTTAGGCCACGGAGTATATATTGACTTCTCTTCACCAGTTGATCTGGCATACATATATTTAAGCGCCTCATTAAAGGCAGCATATTGTCCAACCCAAGATTCTTTTGTTTTCATACTACATTTTCTTTAAAATGATCACCCTCAGTGTTAACACCTTCTCTAATCATATCACAGTAATCAGCCAGTGTAGAGTGCTTTACTCTATGTTTATCCTGTTTACAGATAAAGTACTGACTTGTTTGCATATATAAGTATCCTGCATCTCTGTACTCATTTACGTACATTCTAGTAGCTTTAAGCACCTCATCCCAGGTATACTCATAAGTCTGGAATAACCACCTGAAAGCTTCTCCTAATGCTTTTACATTATTTCTTGCTGGTTTACCGCTTGGTAATTTCTTAGCTGGGAATATCTCTCTGTATTTATTTATATTATCTACAAAGTTCTTACCCATAAGTTCTATATCTGTTTTCTTTTTTGCTTTAATAAAGTAATTATCAAGTCTAACACAGAATGCCTTAGCTTCTGCAGTCATAAGGTATACACCATTCTTATGTTGTAGAAACCCTATTGAAACCAGATGATTTTTATCTGATAGTCTAGTATCCTTTGGAGGTGTAGTTACACCATTCTTGATACCAAACATAAGGAGTACTTGATTAGGTGTGACGTTTTTTTTTAACATCACTTGGAATAAATCCCACATATTTTATTGGTTTTTGAGGTTATAAATATAAGTAATTTTACCAGTTTATACAAGCCTTTCCTTGCTTTTCAAGCTCTATATTTACTTGATTAAACACATCTTTACAATCCCATTGTCCTCCTCTATATGCAGCTGAGGCCGGGTGTGAAACTTTATATAACTTTTGGTTTGAAAGATATACTTGCCAGTCTTCTGCTTTCTTACCCATCATTATAACTGGTACATTTTTATGATGTCTGTTTAGTAACTCAAATAGATATATAGCAAATGGTTTCCATAAGTTTATGTGTGAACCTATTGAATTGATTTCACATGTGAATGCTGTATTAAGTAATAGCACGCCTTGGTTAGACCAACGTCTTAGGTCAACATCACCTTGCTCATCATTTAATGCTTTAAGTATATACTGTAAGGATTTTTCTGCTTTACCTTTCTTTGAGCAACTAAAAGCTATTCCGTCAGCAGATCCTAGTTGTGGATATGGATCTTGACCAATAACAATAACTTTAATTTCTTTGTATGGGCACTCTTTGAATGCATTAAATATGTCTTTAAACTTTGGTGTAAACCTTTTACCATTCTTGTACATGGTAACTAAACTGTTTAATATTATATCAAAGCTTAATCCATTTATAAAGGGAGCTAATGCAGGTGTCCAACCTGATTCCTCCAATGCGTTATTTATTCTTTCTCTTAAATTATTAATGTCTATTTCTAATTTTTTCATATATTATTGTATATTTGTTTAATAAATATAATTATTATGGAAGACAAGAAACAATCTATGCGTAAAATAGTTACTTATGACTTTAGTAAGGTCATTAAAAATATAGAGGTGTCTCCTGCTTTTATTCCTGGTTTACAAAATGTATACTATAGATACATTTCTGAATTTTATGATGATTATAATAAGATAGGTGAGTTAACTGAGAAGTTTAATAATATTATTACTGGTAAACTTAAGGGTAAAGACGCATCTCTATCACCTGTAGAGCATGAACTATATGCTGTATACTCTTTAACACATTTACTTAAATCTTTTGCCAAACAACAGAACTTAGAAATTGAACAAGAGCTGCCTGTTGATGATGAGAAGCTAGCTGAATTGGCTGAAATAGCTAAGACTAAAGAAACTGCTGGTGAAGGTCTGGCCTTCTTAGCACAAGAGATAGCCAAGCTATCTTAACTGCATATTATTAAAGTCTCCTATTTCTACACAAGCTTGTATAGCTAAGTTTAGTTCTTCTTTATCACAGTCCCCAAAGGATTTACAATACTCAACATTATTTTTATTAAAACATAGGCCAGCTTTACGCTTAACTTGTAGTTTTATCTCTTCAAATGTGTATCCTATCTCATTTGCAATCTCTCTTATCATGACATGTAACCTGGCCAATTGAGGATTACTACCTTTGCCATCTTGAACTCCAATAAATAATTCTATCTTAGCGCCCTCTGGCTGCTTCTTAAAGAAATTATTATATTTATTTTCAAAGGCTTTTATAGGGAAGTGTAACTTACCTTCCTTGATTGTTGCTTTTATAAACAGTTGATCTTTCATACAAATTGATTTACCATAATTAATATTCCTAATAGGAGTATGCAAACCATTATAGTTAAAGCAGCAAATTTCTCTGTTGCTTCTACTCTATATTGAGATCTACCTTGTCTATATTTAATATCTTGATCAGTTACGCTTCCTTGCATATCCTGCATATCTTTTTCTATTTCTTCACTCATATGTTTTTAGTATTTGTTCTTCTATATCTTCTATACATATTATATCTAGTGCCCAAAATAAATTTGGGAGTATGTCAACCACCACACTATTTTTATTAGCGTCAGGTAAAGATACAAAAATGTTTGTAATTTCTACACTAGGAGCATGACCTGGCGTACCTGGATCACCATTATCTAGTGTCCAAACCATGTCTTCTCCTTTGTTATAAGTATAATGCACTTCAGCCTGTAAAGTATTATTAGAATCTAGTTCTATATCATAGCTATATGTGCTCATTATTTAAATCTTAATACGTTATTATCTACTATAACAAACTCCTGTCCACAATCTAAGCAGCCAGCTTCTGTTTCATTACGTACCATACTATGTATTTTATTTTTTCCAAAACAGTTAGGACAAACGTGATCCATGTCTGGAACTAATTCTTCACATGTTACACGTGCCATGTCTTGTATCATTGCATCATGATCACCCTGGTATTTCTCTTCCATTTGGGCCATAAATATTTCTTTCATTCTTCCCATAGTTATAGTTTTTTAAAACAAGTTCTCTTGTGCTCAAGCATCTTGCTTACTGTTAGTTTATTAATTTTATTTATGAATCTTATCTTGCCTGTTCTTTTACCTAGATCATATGCTAATCTGCATAGTATTATTTGAGCTGCTGTTATTAGTACGTATATTATTTCCATTGATTATCTTTTTAAGGGGTTATAGTATTTAATTTTATTCTGATCAAAACCTTTTAGTGCTGACTTGACCCATGATTCATCCTGTGTACCTTTGTAACACAATATGTGACATGTTGCTGTCTCAGTAGGATTTAGTCTTAATAACCTACCTATACGCTGTGCTGTTTTCTTTTCATTACCATATGCATGCATAATAATACCTTGTTTAAGGTTCTTTATTGTTACACCTTCTGATAATTGTAACACACAGGATAGCTGATCAATTCTTCCATCAATAAACATCTCCAGGTTATCTTCTGATTTCTTATTAGTAGAGTGATAACTATACTTACATATTCTATCTGCTTGTTTCTGAGTGTTAGCAAATATAATACACTTAGATCCTAAGTTCTTAAGTAATGATTTAGTATAGTCTTCTTTAGTTGTATATTCCATTAGCGCTCTCATCCTCATTATAGCAGCAAATTGCTTTTGCTTTGGAGTCTGGGCTTCAGCAACTCTATTGGTAACATAACCATAGTCTTTGAGTTCATTAGTCCACCATGTACCGCCTGTTGTTTTA